GGTCTTTAAGTTTTGCCATTTGTCATTGCTTTAAGGGTCGCCAATAACGCCTTATTGCTGCCCTTCTTCTTCTTCTTGTTCTCCCACGGAAAGATACACAGGTCTTGTGGCTTCAGTCGCTGTCCTGGTTTACTGTGTGGTGCAAGGGTGACCGTAGCTAACCAGCGCGTGCGCTCCCACTCCTGTTGCTGCCTTACCTCTTCCTGTCGGTTCATGCCTTGCGCAGCAGCACAGAACTCTTGAAAGGTCATATCATAAAACACAGAAGGGCTGAAGCGCAATTGCCCCAGCCCTATCTCCATGCAGTATTGAAATGTCAGTGGTTCGCCTTCACTTTTTTTTTCCGTCTCCTACACCTAAAGCCAAGGTCATTACCTCACTTAAATGGTCTATGTCTTTGACATCAATAAGAGCAAAGAACTCATCTAGACTGTACTCAAACGGTATCCCAGCATACTTAGCACCACTCTGTGCCATGTAGTAGACTAGAGTACCACATTCTACAAGGTCATTGCCTAAAGTTGCTAAATCGATGCCGGCCTCACGTTTTGCCGTGGCAAGACATCGCATGTCACACCTTAGAGTAAACTCCTTGCCGCTCAAGGTAAGCTTCATCAATCAGTGCTGTCGTGTGTAATATCTCCTGTAAGCTCAAGCGTAGCACTGTAGGTAACATTATCTTCTGTGCCGGCACTAGTTTCGATGCTTGTGCAAAATGCATTTGCAGAGAAGAAATCTTCGTCACCGCCGGCTGCGTCTACTCCAAAAACAACAGCAAAGCTAGTGCGTGCAGTAAAATGGGTCATAAGCGTAGTAACTGCGCTTGTTGTGTCGTCTACTAATCCGGACACGCTAATGCTTCCAGAGCGCAAACCTTCCAACAGCTCACGAAATCCGCTGCTGTCTTTAGTTGTAATGTCGCGTGTCTCCATTGAAAGGCTAATGCTGCCCTCGGTTTGATCTGGCATTGCTGTGCCGGCAATGCTGACGATGTAAACTGTGCCGTTAAAAATGGCCATTATTTCTCTTCTTTTTTGTTGTTTGCGATAATCGCGTTCAGCAACAAATCAACGTACGCGAACACGCGATCGTCGTTGATGCTTGGCGTGAGGTTGACCACCACCTTAGCAAACACCATGAGTGCCAAGAGCAGCTCTGCCCAATTTGTCAGGAAAAAGTCCATGGGGTAAAGTTACAGTTCTTCGATAAACCAACCAGCCTTTCGTGCTTCTTCTTCTGTCAGTATCTCTGCATCACTCGGCATGAGATATTGAAAAAGTACAATGTCATTTGTTGCGATGTAGTAAGTCATGGCTGCGCGTTCCTCAGTACTAAGCTGTGGAAACAAGGATACCAAGGCTGTGATATCGCGCTGCGGATGCACTTTAATTGCCATTTCAGTATCACCAACGCACGCCCATTGTTCTGTTGTTGGGTGCTGAATTAAACCCAAAAGCTGCGTTGTGACATGGTCTTTGCCATGTAGCGTTTTAGGCAGCTTGAGGTTATACAACTCTTGGCTGATGCCTTGCGCGCGTTGTTGGCTTGTCAAGTTCAAACGTGGGGATACTGGTAAATACACTGTTGCCATCAGGTGATGCTATAATAGTTATTTACGTCGGTCTCTATGCCACTTCGGTTGCTTGATTGGTCAGACGGCCACACAATAAATTCTTGAATTGGAGCTTCATAACCAAAAAACTCTGTGTTTCTATTAAACAGATGTTTCAAGGTATAAGTGCTTGAATAGGTTGCTGTGGTCTTACTACTGCCATTAATATGTATTGTAACTGACGTGGAGTTAATATTTAAAAAATCCAAGACTTGTGGTGTGCCAGTTAACCCATGACTAAATGTAGCTATGCCATTTAATCTTTTCACCCCAGCCGCTGGGTGTATATAGTATTCATTGACGTTTGTACCGCCCCATGTCATATCATTATTAGATGTATGCTTGTAAACATGCATAATGCACACATCTGTAAAGCTTATTTCGCTTGAGAGTGTTAGAATCTGAGAAAAAGAAGTTGCTTGAATAGCTGGCTTACCATTTTCTGTAATTACAGATGTTCCGTTATAAATCTGCGGTTGCTTGCTTGCAGTGCTTTGTGTTGCATTGTTACTGTTGCCGCTTTGATCATACCATGTAACAACAAGACCGGTAGAACTACCGCAATGGGTGGCAATGGCTGAAGTGTCCAAATCTCCAGAACTATCAAAGCCTATATTAGTTTCGCTGTCGTCGCTGTCTCTGCGTATTCTAATACAACTGCCTGTGTAATCTTTGTCAACTTTGCGCACAGAAAACGCAGCCGAAGAACCCGTGTAGGTGTCCAATAACTTGTTTGGGCTTGTGCTGATTACCTCCCTTATGACTGCAATGCTACCATTGCTTGTAATGCTGTTTATATAAGCATCAACAGCAGCTTGAACAGTAGCTTGCGAAAGGTTGTCATAAGGCCCTAATGCATATTGTTGCATTTGGCTTAATGCAGTAGGAAATGGAGTGCTGCTGATGTACAGCGTCCTTCTAACAGTGCTGTCCGTTACCGTGTCTGCAAGGAAGTTGCTTATAAATCCGCGCCCTTGCACGCCGTTGACACCTTCAAAATATTCTACCGTATGACCAGCGTTGGTCAATGCTGTTACGCTTGCTTGTGCAGATCCTATGCGGCTATTACTAAAAAATGGAGTGCTACCATCATTCTGTTGCGATTGTGCTCGTGCTAGTGATTGCGTAAGCTGGCTACTTGTTGGCGATGTTGTTTGTCCAAAATTCCCTAATAATTGCAGAAGGTCACTGGTGGTTACGCTGCCATCTTGATTTATGTCACCAAGCAAACCATTGGCGAAGATTGCCCCTGCACCAGCTTCTCCGGCATATTCTGCTGCTAATCCTTGTAGAAGGCTTATAGTTGCCTTACTACCATTATGAGCGACGCTGTTAGCAGGGAACTCTAATGTGTTTGCTGTTGCACTATCTGCCGCGCTTGTCTCCTGTACTGTCAGGCTACCGCCACCGCTAGCAATGGTGGCTGTGCTGCCATTGATAGTAACTGACCCATTGCTAAAAACTAACTTCGAAACCGCTCCACTAGGTGTCCCGTCGACCTCCTCAACCGTAAATGAGTTAGACGGAAACTGTGCTACGCTAACCGCTGTGCCGGTGCGCTGAATACGTACATCGTAGGTCTGTTCCAATACATACACGCGTTGGTCTGGGTCAAACTGTACATCGCTTGTATCGAAATCTATGCTTTGCACTTGGACACCGCTTAGTGTGCCACTCTGACGGTCTAATGCACCACGAACGGCAATGCCTAAATTCATGCCGACCTCATAGTCATCGCTGATGCAATACAGCTCCACACGCGCTGTGTCTAGTTTGCTTGTAGCGTTCTTGGTGGCTGCCGGTGTCGTGTCCGTTACGGTGTAGACAATAAAAGGAAGCTGTGCATCTTGCTGCGCCATCTCTGGGTAAATGCGATCTGCACAAATTGCACCTACGTCGCTGCTGTCCTTGAGCAGTTTGTATATGGCTTTGCCTGTTTCCATTACAGTTTAAATTTGTCGAAGGCCCTGCGATATTTGATTATAAAAAGTCGTTCCATGGCTGGCCGTAAACGAGCTAAGGCAGGGGCAATCTTATTGAATGCTGAACTGCCCACACTGCGGTTGCGACCTCCTACGTGACCACTCTCTACAATGCCTGCAAACCATCCGTCATTTTTTTGAGACACGCCGCCAGACCTTGGCCCCACAAATACATTTATTTTGCTACCACGGCTATTGCGCACGCCTATTGACCTTCTCAATGTACCTGGCTGAATGTCTAAGTTAGGCCCACGCTTACCACCGCGCTTCCCTGACCGTCGCACTTCAAAAACCTGTTTGCTTCTTGGTACTTGAGACTTTACACGCTTCGCGGCCATGCGCCCAATGTCGCGGTTGCTCTTGCGAAGTTCTTTAGCCATGTCTTTTGGAAAGTCACCAATTCGGCCAATTTGCTTTACCAGCTCATCAAGACCCTCAACCTTACCTTCCATCAGTTCCTTTTTCTTTGCAGAATATGCGCAGACCGTCGCGGCGACCTATCTCCTCAAAGCCTAATATTTCATACTCGCGGCTTTCGAAGATTATTTGATCTTGCTGGCTTATGCTTACACTTACGGAATCAGTTGGGTCAGGATGACGCACGACAAATGTCACGCTGCGCTGCGGAAAAATTTGAAACGCTTTTTTGCTTTCTGAAGCACTACCAGCATAAATGACCTCTGCCCACATTTGCACATCTGTGGTGGCACTAGATGTTGGCTGACCATAATCATCTTGCGCAAGCGTCTCTTTACGATGCGTAATAAATCTATCCCTGCGTCCTGCGTTTTTCATCTAAAGCTTATAATCCTGTAAGGGTTTAATAGAGACTCCAGACCAATTTTCAGCTTGTTGGTAATTGTACCAGTGACCTCCGGAGCACGTTGGTCGTACATATGGCTCACAAGTAACTTTATAGCGTGCTTGATGCCTTCAGGCACTGTTGCCTCTGTATAACCTAAGCTCACAGTGATTTGCAGCTTCTTGTAACTATCGGCGAAAACACTAGGTATGTTTTTAAATTTAATAATCATAGGCAATCTGCTGTCAGTTACATAATAATCTGAACTGGACATTCTTGCCGTTGTGTCTGCGCCTGTAGCGTAATCAACATATGTAATCGAGTTTATTGGGCCTACAGGTAACTCAACTGCATCAGGAAAATCACTGAAATGAAATATAGCAGTTCTATCTCCTATTCTAATGTTGCAAAACTGCTCTACGTAGGCAAGAGCAGCAACACGAATTGACTCAATAAGTGCGTCTTCAGTGCTATGGGTTACACGTAAAAACGCCTTTAGGTCTGCTGTGCTGACAACGTTCGCTGAAGTAGTAGGCGTTGTTTCTTCAATACCATAAAGCATAACGCAAGATAAAAAAAGGGGGGCCTAAGCCCCCCTAATTTTTTGCAGTCTACTTACTAGACTAATAGTTTATCAAGCGAACTCAGCACCTGTATCATTAGCCACAATGAAGCCCATGTGTTCAGGTGTGCGCAGCTTGACATCAAAAAATTGATCCGCCACAATTTTCACAGTACCTCCAGAAAGCCCAGTAAATGGGTCAACCGTGAGACTCAGTGGACCCCATGTGGCCCAAAAGACATTGCTGAAGTCACCATAAAGCAAACCGCCAATATCGCCACTATTACCGATATCTGCGTCAGCACCACCATTAATAAATTGATTTGCCTTGGCTGCATTCAAATTTAGTCGCGGCATAGTACCAGTCATAACTACGTTATAACCATAAATCTGATTATTAGCCAAAACAGGCGCACCGCCAGCACCAGTGGTGTTGGTATTAAATAAGGCTCCTGCCGTTTTTGGGTGCATTACAAATGCGCCTTGAGATGTGCCGTTGCCGGTAATAGTTGCCCAAACATTAGCAACATCAGTGGCAGACAGCACAGCAATGTCATCATCTGATGAACCTTCAGTGCACAAGACAATAGTAGCCTCAGATTGCGCACGACTATTTCCAGCAGTTGCGCTAATGGCAAGAGTGCCAGCGGACAATGTGCCTCCTTGGTCAATCATGTTTTTGAATGCCACGCGGTCAATTTGCGCTCCAATAGCATTACCAAAGTCACGAGCAATAACCTGTTGCATGTTTCCTGTAGCTTGGTTAAGAGCTTCCTTAGTAACCGTTATTTGGGCTGCATATCTCTGCGGTGTCAAGGTTACAGAGGTCATTGCATTATCAAATGCTGTTGCAGCAACACCTTCATTTGGTGTGCTTGCAGCGTCGTTTGGTAGTGTCGGCAGCTTAATGTCGCCAACAAAACCAGTTAACTGGGTTGCACCTACTTCCTGAATTACAGCGTTAGGGCGCAGAGCTTCGCGCACAGCAGCAGCTTCTAAGCCCGTGGTGGTTACAGCAGTGTCAGGACCGGCAGTTGTGTCATTTCCGTATGTGTTACGCAACTGCAAATAGCTTTGTGGCAAAGCAATGTTGCCACGCATAGCTAAGCCCATTGAAGCGGATTCTTTTTGTGCTTCTTGCAACATCTCTGCCTCTGGTCCGTCTAAGTTGCGACCGTGGGCGGCACAATTCAAAGCACGCAGCAAGTTGAACTCTTCGCCAACTTTCGCAAGCTCCTTTTCCTCTGACACACTAGGTGCGCCGGTCTGAGCCATGCGCTTAATGCGTGCCTCATTCTTAGCAAGTGCGTCTCGCTGTTGCTCGGCCATGTCCAATTTGTTATGTATCTCTTGCGTCTCTTCCAGCTCTTCAGCCGTCAAAGCACGCTCTTCACTCGTTGCGACGTTTTGGATGCTTTCCAATTTTGACTCTAACGAATGGATATGATGCTGGGCATCAGTGCTAGTCTTAAAATTCATGTGTTTGATAATTTGCGGTTTTGGCAATTGTTTTTTTTCTGCCTTCACTGCTGATTCATCTGCGTCATAAGTTACGTTATGGTGTTCATGCAACTGCGCCTTTCTCGCGGATACATCGGTGTTTTCATAGGCTGGATATGTGACAGGTGCAACATCAAATAATTGATCGACTTTTGTTACTGTGCGCAGCTGCATTTCATCATCATATTCTTGCTCCGCTATCGTAAAGGCAAAGCTACTTTGGCTTATATCACCACGTTTAACCATTTGATATAGGTCTCTTCCAGCTTGCGTATCTACCAGTTCTGCTCTGTATTTAAGACCGCGATCATCAACGGAAAGTTTTAATGTGCCGTTGGTAGTGCGTGCTAAGGGTGGTGGATTATGATCTACCAACAGCCTAACGTCATTTTCCAGAACCTCATCAAATGCACCTCTAGCAATCTTTTCACGAAAAGCGCCGAGGTCAGTCTCTTCATCAAAAACTGCTGCATAACCTTCTAAAACCATTGGTTTTGCTGCTCGCATTTCCATGGTCCTAATTTGTTTTTCTAACTGCACCTGTTGTGTGCTTGTCTGTACTTCTTCATTCATAGATCTTTCATCTTCGTTGTCTGACCGTAGTGGATGGCCAGAAGGAAATAAATCGGTGTCATGTTTGCCACCTCGAAACTTTTCGTTTTTTAAAGCGTACAAGAAACTGTTTACTCTAGCCATCGCCCATTGTTCTGCGGATGTTACCTGTGGGCGCACGCTTTGTGGATTAGTCTCATAAGCACCAATGCCTCTGTTATACACCTTTTCCAACATGCCTAAATTGGCTTTTTTGTGTTGCTCTTCTACCTCTTCGTTGTGCTTTTCGACTTTATTCTCTAGTGCCGTTTTTGCCGTGCCGCTCAATTCTCGCTCCTGCATTTCCTTAACTCTTGCTTCACTCCAACGCTTTGCAGCCTTTCCGCCCCATAGCAAATAAGAAATCGTTCCGCAAGCTTTGGTGTCGCTTTCGTCGTAGTAGGTTTCCGCACGACTTAAAAAGCTGAACATACGCACGACACGATCATCAGAAAGTGTCTCTTTATTGGCTAAAATTCGTGCCGTTTCCTTGCCAACATCAGTGGCACATCTGCCGCCTACAGCCTCATTCAATTCACGGCCTCGACGCGCGTTGGCAGTCATAGCATCTGGATAGTCGTTATATGGCACTGCTTTGTTTTTCTGACCATTCGTCAAGTTTGTCTAAGGCAATTTGATTTATCTGCACCATAGCCAAGTCACCATTATCAAGAGCATTCATATCCTCTGCTGCCCTTGCTTCGTTGATTGTCATAATTCCAGCCTTTACAAGTCTATCATAGTAGTTGGCTCGTGCAGCACTGTCACCGCGTAATAAATCTGATAAGTCAAACTTGCAGAATAAATTTTCTTCTCTCTTGAGCAACTTTATATCTACCTCCTGCTGTATCCGCTTAACCCATGGGACAATTGTGTATTTAGCAAATTGGATAGCTTGCTGCTCTGTGTTGCTGTAAGTGACATTTGATTGTACTCCTACCAAGCTAGGCGGCACACCAAAGACTCTACAAATCTCTTGGTTTTGAAAATCTCTTTGGTCACTCATTTGAGCCTTGTCAGGATCAACGCTTACCCTAGTGTAATCAAAACCAAACGGCAAGAGCTTTGTGCCTAGGCGGTCACCACTGTTATTAAATGACTCGCGCACTACATCTATCTGTTCTTTACGCAGTGGCTCACGGCTAGAAAGGAAGCCAGTCATATTACCGCTACTACCAAAAAATTCTGCTGCATAATCTTGAGCAGCTTTTGCTAAACCAATGATGTCGCGATGTTGCTCAATGATACTTATGCCATACATATTTTTTACGCACAACATATCTTGACTCAGATATTCATTGTCGTGATGTGTAAACACTTTTACACCAGCTACAATCTTTACTTCTACCTCTGGTGGTGGTAGCCTTTGCAAGCTTACAACTTCTGTGGTTCTAGGATCGCGCAAAATGACTGCGTATGCTTTACCATACAAAAAGATATCGGCGATATAGGTTTCCCAAAAATCATAAGCGGTCTGCATCTCATTGGGTGCAGAGTTTATTAGTTGAGAAACATTATGTTCAACGCGCTCTGTGTTGTCGTTTATTCGCCTGTGAACGCTTTTGTGTATTTGTGCAATAGTAGAAGCTATACGATGTATGCACGCATATACTACGCTTACACTCATCGCCTGATCAACGTTTATTGACGCGCCAGACATAGAGCCATAATGACGCATGTGACTAACAAAATCGCCACCGCCAGTGTATGCGACCTTGACGGAATTGCGACGAAATAAACGGTCTAAAATTGTAGCCATTAACGCAAGATAAAAAAGGGAAAGCCACCGTTGTGACCTTCCCTTAGAACCAAATAGAAAAAACCATGCTACAAATTGAACACCTCTAAAATTGGGTCCTCGTCCTGTGCGTTGTTAAAGTAACAACCTAAAGCCATAATACTGGCTACAATGCCGTCAACTTTTTGGCTTTCACTGTTCTTTTTTTTGGTCACTTTAATATTGTCAGCTTCGTCTCTTGCTAAATACACGCACCCCATCTGCCACCTAAGCACATCGTGGCCGCCGTGTTTTATTTGACCTTGGCACAAAGCCAACTCAAATTGCTTAGTGGGATAACTCATCGATGCATACCCTTGGCCGAATGGCTGGCAGTCTATGCCGTCTAGGAAAGGAACTACTAGATGTGCGATATAACGGTCATAGGCCAAAGCCTTAAGATCATACGTTTGCGCCAGTTGCTGTATGTGGGTGCGTACAGCAAGCATATCGGTAACGTTGCCTTCAGTTATGGTCACCAGCCCTAACCGCTCAAAGGTGTAATAGTCAATGCCACCGCTTAAGCTTTTGCTGTTGGCCTTGTCTTCATTTACAAAGTGGTGGCACTTCAGGTAAAAACAATCGTTTACGTCGTCGCGAAATATGAGAGCAACAGCAGTTAAATCTTTAGTGCTTGACAAGTCCATACCAGCGTAACAAGGCAGCGTCTTAAGGTATGCCTCATCTACCTCATCGGCTCCGCGCATAAATTCATCGTCGGATACCCAACGCTCTTCGCTTGCTGTCCAAATGTTAAGGTGCAAACGAAGGAAGGTGTTTATCTGTCTAGGATTCTCCTTGCATCGCTTTACCTCTTGCTCGAAGTAGTCAGATTTGCAGATGCTACCAAAGCCAGGATTAGCTTTTTTCCACGTTGATGGCTGAGTCCAGTCGTCCTGTTTATCTGCGCTGTATATGACAGGGAGAAACGTGTCATCTTGTACGCTGCCATCTTTTACCTTCTGCGCATAGTCGTGTAACTCGTAGCAGATGCTAGACGTATCGTGTCCAGCAGTGGTAATAGCAATCACCAAAGGCTGCGTACGTGCGCCGGTCGAAGTCTTCAGAACGTCGTAAAGGTCACGATCAGGAAAAACATGTAGCTCGTCCAGTATGACAGCATGGGCGTTGAATCCATGCTTCGTGTTGGCCTCAGCTGATATGGCCTTGTAAAAACTGTTTTTGTAGTGGATGGAGTTTCTAAGGACTTTGCCATGACCGGATAACTGCGCATTGTTGGCACACATGGCGGATGCGATTTCAAAGACGATACGCGCTTGATTACGGTCGCCTGCCGCCGAGATGATTTCCGCACCTGGCTCTCCGTCAGCAAATAGCATGTATAAGGCAATCGCGGCGCAAAGATTGCTTTTACCGTTTTTACGAGGTACTTCAATATAAGCTTGACGGTATTGGCGCAGTCCGTCACTGCGAAGTGTGCCAAACAGTGGTCGTATGATGTCGTTCTTTTGCCAGTCCTCAAGAATGAACGGCTTACCGCCCAGCTCACCCTTGACGTGTGTGCAGTACCTCTCGATCCACTCCACGGCCTTGTTGCCTGTTTCCTCATCGTACATCTTCTGGTCTGTACATAGGGCAACGCTTCAAAACATAGTCTTGGTTTTCCATGCCGCTGCCTTTGTAGATGCGACTGCTGTGCCGCTTCAGTTGTGGTGCAATCACAAAGACCACAGGCAAGGAACTACAGATGTAGTCTTCGCCGGTGTCCTTGTGATGTAGTAGCCATGCGCCTTTCATTCTTTTATCCGTTAGGTATGTACTCGTCGCAAAGCTCCACGAACTTGGCGTGTGCCTCGTCGGTCAGGACGTTATCCTCGGATGAGTTGAGGAGTCGGAGGAACTTGCGTAACTGTTTTTCACGATTTTGATACTGGTGAATTTGCTTTCTCAGGTTATTCATCTGACGTTTTATTTGGTCTGTCATTGTGTTTTGTGTGTCCAATTGCGCAACAATGTCTTCTTGCGTAAAAGGGTGTTTTGTGTTCGGCATGATTCCTTGTTGTTCAGTTTATTTCTTGTTTTGCAGCCCCCAATAGATTTCCGCCCTGATTTGACGAACACACATGATTGTGCGGATTGTTTCTTGCGCCTCGTCTTGCGTGGTACGCTCGTCATTTAATTGCGCAAGCAAGTTGTTCAGAAGCGATTGTTGCTGTGAGTACATACCGGCCAGCGTTTTGGTGTCAAGCACCTCGTAACTATCGCGCATTGCTTTGCGGTCAAGTACGCGATAAGATATAATGGACGCGGCCTTTGCTGTTGGTTGTTTGTTGTTGGACATGGTGTGTTATTTGATGATGCTAAGATATAGCAAACTTTCATACATACCAAAATATTCTGCATTTTAACATTTGACCAACCAATCAGAAATGGGAGGGTGGTTCTCCATTACCTCGTCCCACCAATCAGGTTACGTCATCCGATCCATGGAGCCTTGTTAATCGCTACGGTGATTGCCTCTTGCAACTCCTGACGGCTTTCAGCCTTGGTCCATCCGTGACCAACGCAAAGGCCCTGCTGAAACGTGTGTCCCGTTTCATCTGTGTAGTAGACACGAACACGCCAGACCCATTGACAGGTGTCCTTACTCAGTGAGGCAGTCACGGTCCAAGGACCCTCAGACCCTTTCATGGTTTCGTAGGCGTGCGGCACTTTGTCGGTGGTAATCAGTTTCATGCTACGTTGTTTTGGGTTTGTTTGATGATGCTAAGATATAGCAAACTTTCATACATACCAAAATATTCTGCATTTTAACATTTACAGTATTCTCCCATAATTCAAAATGTGCTGCACTGCTGTCATTGCACCGCTCTTGTATCTCCTGCTCTCAACAAGAATGCCATCATACATGTGTATTACTTCCATCTGTTGAGTGTCATCTAGTGGGAACGCGTCAATACTAAATCCAAAGCGTACCATAAAAAAACCACGATAGGACGCGCTAGCATTAGCAAATGCCTGATCCATCTCTTGCATGCTTGTGAGGGTGGCTTGTGTACTCATCTCTTCGCCTGGGTTTTTCCATTCAAACATCATCCAAAAATTCTTTGGGGTGTTGCGGTAGATACAATCTATGTCGTGTATGACATCATTATTTCTAGCCATCTCCGACAGCTTGCGGTTGATGGGGTGAACCGCATAATTTTTGCGAATAGTCATGCGAAGTCTGGATTTTCAGCCTCCGCACTGCTAATGCCTACGGCCTTAATGTAAGCACGTTTCTTGTCGCGTAACCTTTGCAGCTCGATGTACTCCGGACGACTTTTAATATAAACCTGTCCTTTGTCGCCCTTGGTTTCATAAACCATGCCTTCACGGTCGATGATGTCTTGCAAGGTGCGCTCCTCGTCAATAATCTTAGCAAGGGTAAATACTAGCTCGCGCGTGTTCTCGTCTACGCTGCGATTGCGCTGAATGTTCTCCAGCAGTTTGTCAAATGTAGTCATGGGGATTAGTTCAAATTGGGTGGCACTTTACGCGAGTG